AGCTCTTCTCCAGAGTGGGACGTGATAGCGACTGGGCAGACGGATAATGATATAGCCAATATTTATAACGCCCTTCTAGATAAGATATGGTTTGATTCTCACGGGAATAGACATTTTCGGAACATTTGCAGGGACTACATCGTAAAAGGTGTTGGGTATATGTATGTGTACCCGGATTGGCAGGCCGAACAGGGGGCTGGGGGAATTCGGATTAAAAGAGTTGCTCCCGAATCTGTATTTGTTGACCCCAATTCTACTGACTCACACTTTTCAGACGCAGGGAGTATTATGCTTTCTGATTTGCATACCAAAGAGTCTCTGAAAATCAACTTCCCCCAATATGCTGATATTATTGAAGATGCAAGAGAGGACTCTGAAACAAATTTCCAAAATACTGGCAAATATAACCGAGATACAAAAAGTTTAAGGGCTGATATTAGTCCATTTGACGGAAAGCCGTCTGTAAGAAAATTCGTCAGGTGGTCTAAAGTTGGTGTGCCAAAGGTTATGGTTACTGATAATATGACTGGGTTATATAAGATTTTTGATAAAGACGATTATAAAACGGCACAAAAAGAAGATAGATATAACGAATACTTAAATGGTGGGCAGATTTCTGAAGAGTTGGTTTATGAAACCCAAATAAGGGAAACATTTGTTATTGGCGACCATTTAGTATATGACGAAGTGTTGCCGATGGATAGATACCCAATTATTCCTGCATGCAACGAACATAATGGTACTCCTTATCCCGCTGGAGACGTAAGACACGCAAAAACTCCGCAGAGAATGCTTAATAGGGTTGAAGCTCTTTTAATCAGCCACGCAACTAGCACTGCAAGTTTTAAGTTGCTTTATGAAGATGGAGCAATAGATAATGAAGAAATAGAGAAGTGGTATGTGCCTAATGCAATTATTCGTGCTAATCCCGGCGCATTGAGAGAACAAAAGATAAAAGAATTTGCTCCACCCGCTATTAGCGCACAGCTTTATAGTGAAAAGCAAAGATATGAGGTGGATATTGAAACAATTTTTGGAGCTTATAAATTTCAACAGGGTAATCCGCAAGGAGCCGTAGGAACTGTTGGTGAAGCTCAAATCATAGACGAAGCCGCGGCTCGTAAACAGAATTGGAAAATACTCCCAATTTATGATATGCTTACAGAAGCAGGAAGATGCGCGGCATTATATACGCCTTATGTTTATAATAAGGCAAGAGTATTAAGAATTTTAAATCCCCTAGGGACTGAAAAGGAAGTTACAATCAACACTCCCGGTATTAATGACTATACCCAAGCCGTTGAGATGCTATATGATGTAACATCTGCCCATGTAGATGTTCGTGTAGTCGTCGGAAGCACTAGAGCTAAAACTCCTAGCGCAGATTTGGCTAGAGATATAGGACTTATGCAGGTTGGTATTTATGATAAGGTTCAAGTTATCATGAATATGCAGTCTAATGTTGATAAAGCGGCACTAATTAAGCGTATGGGTGAGATTTCTCAATTATCTGGTCAAGTACAACAGTTACAGGAGCAGGTAGAGACCCTTTCTGGAGACCTACAGACAAGGGAAAGGGAACTGTTTCATACCCGAATGCGGGCTGAAATTGCAGAGGCTACAAAACCTGTACAGAAGGCTGTAAGCAATCTGCAATCAACCGCAAAGGCGGAACAGGAAAAACAAAGAGAGCTTACTCGGCAAACAGCCGAAGATTTAAGCTACTTATCAAAACAGGCTATAAACTCGGAAACCGAAGCCCCATCAGCTTAGATGGGTAACTTATAAAGTCAGGAGCATAGAATGAGTGATGAAAAAAAGGTACAGAAGACAGAAGAATCAGGTTCTGATAACCAGAATGATGTAATGGAGGCATTGGAAGATTTCAATAATCCCGTTAAAGAGTCTGGCTCAGATGAGGTGGAAACTAAAGGTGCTGAACCCGAGGTTAAATCTCAGCCTGAAGAATCGTCTGAAGTCAAAGATAATCCAAAAAGAACCGATGAATCACCAGTTGATTGGCTCATTGATAATAAATTTCGTAATGATGAAGATGGTAGGCAAAGCCTCGCCGATTCCTATAAAAACATGCAAAGCATGAAGGATAAGGCGGAGCAGGAGCTTAAATCTCAGAGTGGAGAATATGATAGATTGAGTAAGCTTGATAAATTTCTGAAGGAAAACCCAAATGTGGTTAATGTAATTCAGGAAGAAGTCACTAAAGTTGCTGAATCTAGCGATGCTTCACCGGACAAACCTGAAGATTACGATATTTTAGATGAAGCAGTTAATGGAACCTCGTCTCAAAAATGGAGAACTAGTTACGACGAATGGCTTATTGAACAAGGCGCTCGCAAAGCAATGCAGTATGTCGATGATGTTAGACATCAAGACGCTCAGCAAGCAAACCTTCAAGCCGAAGTTGACCAACTAAAATCTCTTGGAATGACAGATACGGAAATCGAAGGCTATTACGGCTGGATGAATAATCCCGACAATGTCACGACTGAGAATAAGGTTAAGATTTATAAGATTCTTAATGGGCAGGTCAGTAAAGAAAGCAATGATGCTGATGTGAAAGGTTCCACTGGTCAATCTGTTAAAGAAATGTCCAAAAATGTGAGTGCTGGCGCTGTTGAAGGCAAAGCATCTGCAGTAAAGACAAACTTTGAGAAAGAACAAGAGGACTGGGTAGCTAGCATCATGCAATTTTCCAAGTAGTTAAACTACAGGAGTAGATAATATGGCACAAACCTATGGTACTGGGACACCAACCCAGTTTACTGATGGTACACAGAGACAAGTTCTCGAACTTGGGCAGAAGATTCATTACTATAACCCAAGTGTCACTCCTCTACTGACTATATCCGGACGCGCGGGTCACCGCGGGACACCTGTTCCCATCTATGAATGGATGGAAGACGAATACTATATCAAGCGGTCAACTTTAATTGCCGCAGCTGATATGGTTGCCGAAACAGATATTCTCGACAGTGCATCTGCTGGAATTAATGGAGACGGTTGTGTTCTCCGACTGCAACGACAAGCTCTTATGGAGCTTTTTGAAGTTGGCGGAATCTATACCATATCCGGTTCTAGCGGACAAGGTGAATCCAATACACATTTCATGTGTCACGCAGTTGGAAAGGATGTAAACCACGGGTCAAAGACTGATAGGGATGTCCAATTTGTAGGTGGTACTTACGCAAGTAAGACATTTACACTGAACGATGTTGCTAATGGTGTTGACATGATTACCGCAGGACAGGCTACGACAATTACATTTGTCGGTAGTGTGTCTGGCGCAGGTAGTTCAAGTGGCAAATATCCTTGGGAAGGTGGAACTGATGGTAATTCATTTACCACCACAGAAACCTTCGCTGTTCGTGGAACAGAAGGTATTGCTGAAGGCGCGGCTATCGGGAAAGAGACTCGGAAAAAAGTTCGCAGGTTAAAAAACTGCACGCAAATTTTCCGGGAACCTTATGAAATCACTCGTACTGCTAGAGTTTCTAAGCAGTATGGTGGCCCTGAGCTTGCTCGTTTGCAAGCCCGGAAATTGGCACAAATCAAGGTTAATGTTGAAACGGCATTATTGTTTAATGGCGCAATCAGTTTAGACGCTACCGCAGCGGCTCCGGCAAGAACTTTTGCTGGATTCGGTGTTGGAGGGTCAGCTGGTATTGTCCAATCAAACAATGGTGACATCAGCACTGCCTTTCAACTCAACAACTCAACTGGAACTCAAGCTAACTTCGACGATGTTTTGGAAGCAGTATTTCAAGACATGGTTGATGGTTCTATGCACAAAACAGTCTATGCCTCTAATAAGTGGCTGACTAAAATGGTTAAGATGGTTAGAGCAGACTCATCAGGGCAGTTAAACGCCAAGATGGGTTCTGAAATAACCGCTGGCTTGAGAGTAATGGAATATATGGGGCCTGTTGGTTCCGTTAGTTTCATTCCTCATCCTCTGTTGAAGGGTGCGTATGAAGATTACGCCCTCGCGGTTGATATGGCTAACTTTGAAGTTCGCGCTTTAGCTGAATCTAGTTTTCAGCTCAGACGTGACGTTGTCAAAGATGGCTCGGATGGTCAGGTAGATGAATGGTTAGTAGAGCTTGGCCCTGAAATTCGTCAGGAACAGACTCACGCTATTTTGAAGCTGGTCTAATACGGTTTTTGAGGGGGTGCTTTGCGCCCCCTCATTAAACTTAAACTTAAATTATGAAAGGAAATAGACATGGGGACACCAATAGACCATGTTAAATATCAGGTTTCTTTGGATATTGTTGATGAATACACTGAAGATATAACATACAATGATGATGCTGGTGTTGCTATAACACATACCTCAGATACGGTTAGGGGAAGACATTTTACCGAAGTTGGAAAAACTTTGGGCGGTGGAGTCTCTAGTTCTTCGCATATTCCACTTGCTCTTACAGGTATAGTCGGCTACGGCACAACAGATGGAGCGGCTGATTATGGGAATGTTTTAGGAGATGGCACTCATTTTGCTATAGGAGCCGAAGCTACTGCATACGATGTTATGTTTATAAAACATACTGGATTTGAATATGATTCTGGATTAGGCACAACTGCTAATACTAATAAATTAGATGTATTTATAGAAACAGCAGCAAATACTTACTTCAAAATATGCTCTTTAAATCCCGGCGGAGCTATAGTTCTTCCAAATACGCCCGCTCTTGTATCGGCTTGCACTTTTATGGTCGCTAGAAACGCTGGTTCTGAATCAATCGCTGTAGAATATTTAGTAATAACATAAATTACGATGAAGTACAGGGCGGCTTTTGAACTTATAGACGCTGGTCTTATTAAGGCTGAGCTAGGATTTCCACCTTTAGAGGGTGCGAAAAAGGAATTTTTTAATGCTAAAGTGCAGGAGGTAGGACTGCGTGCTGACAAAAAGAAAAATTCTGAAAGTTTTACCACAACCGCCACAAACTCTTATACATTTACAAATACAGATGTAACATCAAGGATATACAAGGTTCAACTGGATACAAAACTTGTTCCTTTTGTCAGCGAAAAACGATATACCGAGAATTTAGATGAGTCACTGGTTGATAATATAGGGTTCTTTTATAAAGAAACAGTAACTGGGCCAGAAGAATTGGTAAGGTCGATTGCTCGCCAAATAATTTTTACTAAAAATACGGAGGCAGGGAAGACATTAAAGGTGTCTTATTATGCTAGTCCGGTAGCTTATACTGATTTGGATAGTTATATTGATTTGCCAGACCAGTTAATACCGTCTGCTCTTCATTATGCGCTTGGGCATTTCTTAGCATTAGATGGTCAAATGAAATTAGCGTCTGGTCATCGCGGTTTGGCTCGACAAATTGAGCAGGAGTATATTCAAACAATTAATACAAGGGAAGCAAAACCAGACATTATCCCATTGCCATTACAGGATTTCTTATAATGAGTGTTTTTAAAACAGAAATAGAAGATTTAGTCGGAGTTGTAGGCGACGATACTTTTTTAAACGATTCTATAGTTTCTACCGCCAAAGAGATTATAAAAGCATTACCACCCACTAAGGTTTTTAGCGTTTCTGAAACAAGCGCAGAAATTACCTCTCAAGCTTACGATATTGGTGAAGCTAAGGTGCTAAAAGTGCAAAGAGAGACAGGTTCTGACGGAGTTTATGCTAATTGCACAGAAATATCGGTAGAATATGAAGATAAGGTACAGGATTCTGGGAGCATGTTTTATCCCAGCGTAACAAACCCTGTTTATTTATTTAAGAATGGGAACGTCTGGGTTTATCCAGCTCCTGAAAATTCTCCAAATTCTATGAAGGTCACTACAGTATTATATCCAACAACAATAGATTGCACTTCAGCCTCAGTAGGTTCAGGGTTGGCAACTTTCCCAAATGAATATGAGAATCTTGTTGTTGTAGGGGCGGCTACAAAAGCTTTACAATATTTAATGGCGAGAGTAAAAGATAATTTTAGTGGGATAAACCCTACTTTTGTTGCTCCAACTATGGGAAGCGTTGGCTCTTTGACGTTACCGAGTGTACCTACTGCTCCATCAATAAGTGGTAATTCTGTTTCATTTAGCACTACTGCGCCCGCGTACACGAAGCCAGTGTTGTCCTTGACAAGTTTTCCTTCAATAACATGGGCTTTACCTAGTGTCCCATCTGTTCCGGTCTTAACGTCTAGCACAGTTAGCTTTAGCCAAACTGCGCCAACTTATACAAAGCCAGTATTGTCTTTCACAAACTTTCCAACGCTAACGTGGGCATTTCCAAGCGTTCCATCCACTCCAGTTTTAAAGTCAACTACTGTAAGTTTTAATCAAACTGCGCCAACTTATACAAAGCCAGTATTTTCTGAGCCGGGATTTCCAACAATAAATGGTATGACGTTACCCAGTGTTCCAAATGCACCAGTAGAACCATCTTTTACAACGCCAAATATTGTTGATGGTACAGTCGGTTCTTTAGGAACAGCTCCCACATATGCAAAACCAGTACAATCTTTTGATATTGGTCAATTAGAAACATTTTTAGAAACAAACGAAGACCCTGAATTGGCTCAGGTACAGATTGGTAGATTGTCTCAAGAACTTGGGCAGTATCAAGCTGATATTCAGAACGAATTAAATGAGTATAATAAAGAAAATGCGATTTATCAAACGACAGTTCAAGAAGCAATTAAAAATGCTGAGATAAAAGCTCAAGAAAATCAGGGGGAGGCTAATTTAAAGCTATCTAAAGAGCAACAGGAATACGGAGCTAAGCTGTCGAAATTTCAGAATGATATTGGTAATTATCAAGCGCAGGTTAATAAAGAGGTACAGCGCTGGACAGCAGAAGAATACAATAAGAAATTCCAAGAATGGCAGACTAAATATAATAACAGGCTTCAGGGATACTCTTCAGACATACAAAACGCACTAAATTTATTTAATAAAGAGAATGTGGAATATCAGGCTCAATTACAAGTGTCTATTCAAAACGCCCAGCAAGAGGGAAGTGATGATGCACAAATACTTCAGAAGTACCAGAATCAGGTTTCGTCTTATCAATCTGAAGTTGGTAAAGTTGTGCAGGGTAATCAGGGGCAGGCTAGTGAATGGCAGACTCAAAATAATTTAAAATTACAGCAATACGGTTCTGATATTCAGAACGAATTAAATGGGTTCAACAAAGAGAACACAGTGTATCAGGCGGAGCTTCAAGTTTCGATACAGAAC